CATTGGCCACAAGGTGGTCGAGCGTCGCCTATCGGCCTACTACGGGGAATACCTAGAACAGGCGCTTGCAACGGCACGATGAGACGTGACAAGAAGCAATGAGATAAGCATCGCTGAAAACCATTGCAAATACAGGGATTTAGCAAATCCTCTAAAACCCTTGCGCTGCAACGGCTCCGGGTCCTTCTGCCGCAAAACCATGCGGGTTGTCGCAGGCCGCTCGCTTTCGCTAGCGTCAGGAATCCAGAACTGCTTTAATGAGACGCATTTGCAATAAGCGTTTTGAGCGACCCAAAGCTGACCATCCAGATGGCGCAGAGGATCGAATTGTGGCCTTTAAGCCGACTTAAGCCGTATGAACGGAACGCAAGGACACATAGCACCGAACAGGTAGCGCAGATCGCTGCGTCGATCGTGGAGTTCGGATTCACCAACCCGTTGCTGGTGGATTCAAGCGACGGGATCATCGCTGGCCACGGCCGACTGCAGGCTGCGCAGGAGTTGGGGCTGAGCACGGTGCCGGTGGTGGTGCTTGACCACCTGAGCGACCGTCAACGGCGGGCGTACATCTTGGCCGACAACCAGCTGGCGCTAAATGCTGGCTGGGACTTGGAGCTGCTGCGCACGGAGCTGCAGGACTTGGTGGCGGATGATTTCGATCTGAGCGTGATTGGCTTTAGCGATGAAGAGCTGAGTGATCTGCTGCCGGAGATCGAGGAGTTGCCGCCAGAGGGCGCGGATGAGGAGGCAGTGCCGGAGGTGCCGGAAGAGCCGATCACCAAGCCGGGGGATGTATGGCTGCTGGGAAAGCATCGAGTGATGTGCGGGGATAGCACCGTCATCACAGACGTGGAGAGGCTGATGGCTGGCGGCAAGGCTGCGCTGATGCACGCCGACCCGCCTTACGGGATGGGCAAGGCTTCGGACGGCGTGGCTAACGACAATCTTTACAACGACGATCTGGACAACTTCCAGATGGAGTGGTGGGCGACGTTCCGGCCGTTCTTGCTGGACAACGCCAGCGCCTACATCTGGGGCAATGCGCCGGAGCTGTGGCGGCTTTGGTACAAGGCGGGGCTGAGTGAGAGTGAGCGGCTAACGATGCGTAGCCAAATCATCTGGGACAAGCCCCCCAGTGCCAGTCCCTGCGGTTCGCCTATTGGTTCAGAGGCAATGCGCAGCTACCCACACGGCTACGAGGTATGTCTGTTTTTCTTTTTAGGTGAGCAGGGGTTCAACAACAATGCAGAAAATTACTGGGAGGGATGGGAACCGCTCCGTCTTTACTTGGAAAGCGAAATGAAATTACTTGGATGGAAAACCTCGGATCTCAACAATGCCACGGGAACTTTTATGGGCGGGCATTGGGTCACTAAATCTCAGTGGATGTTGCCGACAGCAGAGCAATACACAAAGATTCAATCCGCTGCTAAGGATCGCGCATTTAAGCGCGAGCACGACCAGCTAAAGCGCGAGCACGACCAGCTAAAGCGCGAGTTCTACGCAACCCGCGCATACTTTGATAACACCCACGACAACATGACCGACGTGTGGGACTTCTCGCGAGTAACTGGAGAGGAGCGCCACGGCCATGCCACGCCAAAGCCAGTGGCGATGATGGAGCGGGTGATGCTGTCAAGCCTGCCCAAGGGCGGGCTGTGCGTCGAACCGTTTGGCGGCAGCGGCAGCACGCTGATGGGCGCTGAACGTACAGGGCGCGTCTGCTACGCGATGGAGCTGAACCCTGTTTATTGCGACGTGATCGTGCAGCGTTGGCAGCAGTTCACGGGAAAGTTGGCAGTGCTTGAGGAGCCGACATGAACCTGCGGCAGTATGCGGAGAGTCGGGGCAAGAGTTACCAGACGCTGGCGCGATGGGCGCAGGATGGGCGGTTGATGACGCTGAAGCGTGAGGGGCGCAGCTATGTGATCCCTGATCCACAGGCGTTGGATCGTGAGATTGCCGCGGCCAAGTCACCAGATCGTGGTGGCAGTGCCCCTGGTGCCCAGATCGACGAGAGCCTCAGGCGGCAGCAGGCTGATGAGCGAGCGATCCCGAGCTTTGCCAGGAGCCGGGCTATCCGCGAGGCGTTTGCGGCGAAACTAAGCGAGCTGGAGTTCAAGCAGCGCAGCGCGAAGCTGGTGGATAAGGCGGAACTGAAGCTGAAGTTGGCAAAGCTGCACATGGGAGTGCGCGATGCGTTGCGCACGATCCCGGACCGTGTGGCGCCTATCGTCGCGGCTGAGACTGACCAAGTGAAGATTCACGCGCTGCTGCTAAAGGAAATCGGACAAGCCTTGGAGGGATTGAATGGCAACGGCGATTGATGAGCTGATTGCGACAAGCGTTGAGGCGTTGCAGTTTGAGCCGGAGTTGACGGTGAGCCAATGGGCTGATGAGCACCGGATGCTGAGCGGCAAGGCATCGGCTGAGCCGGGGCCATGGCGGACAGATCGGACGCCTTACCTGCGTGAGATCATGGATGAGCTGAGCACCACCAGCAGTGTGCAGCGCGTAGTGCTGATGGCCGGCGCGCAGCTTGGGAAGACAGAGGCCGGGTCCAACTGGCTCGGGTACGTCATCGCGCACGCTGGCGGCCCGATGTTGATGGTGCAGCCGACGGTGGACATGGCGAAACGTCTGAGCAAGCAGCGGTTGGAGAGCTTGATCAGTGAGACGCCTTGCTTGAGTGAGCGGATCGCACCGGCCAGGAGCCGGGACAGCGGCAACACGATGTTTTCGAAGGAGTGGGTTAATGGGATGATGATCCTGACAGGAGCCAATAGCGCAACCGGGTTGCGATCTGCTCCTTGTCGGCACATCTTCCTCGACGAGGTGGATGCATTTCCAACTGACGTGGACGGTGAGGGCGATCCGGTAACGCTGGCGGAGCGAAGGAGCACGACGTTCAGCCGGCGCAAGATTTTCATGACCAGCACGCCAACGGTGAAGGAGTTCAGCCGGATCGAGTCGGAGTTTTTGCTGTCGGATCAGCGGCGATATTTCGTGCCGTGCCCATGTTGTGGAACGCTGCAGTGGTTGAAATGGCCGCAGTTGAAATGGGACGACAACGAGCCGAGCACGGTGCTGTATGAGTGCGAGCATTGCAAAGAACGATTTGCTGAGTCTCATAAGACTCAAATGTTGACTGACGGCAGGTGGATGGCTACGGCGCCTGGTGATGGCAAGACCGCTGGCTTCCATCTGTCATCGCTTTACAGCCCGTTGGGATGGAAGAGCTGGGAGGAGGTGGTGGAGGATTTTCTGCGCAGCAAGGGTGATGCACCGCGGCTGAAGACCTGGGTGAACACGGTGCTGGGCGAGACATGGGAGGAGGATTACGCGAGCAAGGTGAGCGCTGATGGGCTGATGGCTAGATGCGAGCACTACGAATCTGGCGTGATTCCAGAAGGTGGATTGGCGTTGACGGTTGGCGTTGACGTGCAGGACAACCGCTTGGCGGTGAGCGTATGGGCCTGGGGCCGTGAGGAGGAGGGCTGGCTGATTGAGCACCAAGAGATTTACGGCGACCCAAGCCAGCCGCAGCTGTGGAAGCAGCTTGATGAGGTGGTACTGAAAGAATGGGAGCACAGCAGTGGCGGCAAGATCCGGCCGGATGTGATCTGCTGCGACTCCGGCGGTCACTTCACCAGTGAGGTGTATCAGTACGCCAGGGAGCGTGGGCGCCAAGGTGTGGTGGCGATCAAGGGTGCCAGCCAACGGGCTAAGCCACCGATCAGTAAGCCAAGCAAGGTGGACGTGAACTACAAGGGCAAGACGCTCAAACGTGGTGCGCTGCTGTATTCAGTCGGCACTGACACGATCAAAACCACGCTGTTCGGAAGGTTGAAACACAACGAGGCTGGCGCTGGCTACCTGCACTTCCACATGAAGGCGACATCGGAGTATTTCGAGCAACTCACAGCTGAGAAGCAGGTGCTGCGATACAACCGCTCAGGCTTTCCAACAAGGGAATGGGTGAAGAAGGCGAATGCGCGAAACGAGGCCCTCGATACGCTGGTCTATTCCTATGCAGGCTTGAACCTGCTATATCAGCGATATGACAGGCGAACGATCTGGGATCAACTTGAGAAGCGTTTGCAAGAGCCGGGCAAAACGCCGCTAAGATCAAGGAAGCATCAGCCGGCAGCGGCTGCGCCTAGTTTCGTGAACAACTGGTAGGCCGTGAACATTCCTGCAACGATTCGAGCGGGCGACACGATCAAGTGGCGTGACGTTGCAAGTGCCGACAATCTCGGCAATCCAATCACGAGTGCAACGTGGACGCTGACTTACTACCTGAGATATGACCACAACAACGAAGGTGCGACGGTAGTTGGCACTGCGTATGGAACCGGCTGGGAATTCACGGTTTCTGCAGGCACGAGTGCTGGCTTTGATGATGGCGATTGGTATTGGCAAGCCTTAGCTACACAGGGCGCTGAGAAGGTGACGCTGGGTGCTGGGCAGCTTGAAGTGCTGCCAGCACTGAGCTATGCAGGTTCACCTGGTGCATTTGACGGCCGCAGCCAAGCAGAGATTGATCTCGATGCTGTCAAGAGTGCGATCCGCACATTGATTAGTGGCGGCGCTGTGCAGCAGTACAGTATTGCTGGGCGTAGTTTGAGCCGGTACAGCCTTGGTGATCTGATGGCGTTGGAATCATCATTGAAGGCAGAAGTCAAGCGAGAGCAGAAAGCTCAGCTGATTGCTAATGGGCTGGGCAATCCCCACAACCTATTCGTGAGGTTCTGATGGGTCTACGCACACGGCTGTTCAGGGCAATGGGCTTTGAGCCAATCCGTCAGCCGCGTGGGCGGATGTATCAAGGCGCGCGTGTGAGCAGGTTGACAAGTGATTGGGTAACAAGCGGGACCAGTGCTGACAGTGAAATCAAGGGCAGCTTCAAGGCATTGCGCAACCGTGCCAGGCAACTGTGCAGAGATAATGACTATGCACGGCAGGCATTGCGGAGCATCCAGAACAATGTGATCGGTCATGGTATCCGGCACCAGGGCCAGGTTCGGATGCTGCGTGGCGGAAAATTAGATGAAACGGTGAATGAGCAGATTCATATGGAGTGGGAGAAATGGATGCATAAGAGCAGCTGTGATGTGAGTGGCATTTTGGGTTTTCATGATATTGAACGCTTGATTGTCCGCAGCATGGCGGAATCTGGTGAAGT